TGCGTCTAGCGACGGATCCGCTTTGATCTTTGAGATGCCTGCTATCAAGTTTTCTGAAGGCGTACCTGAAGTCTCTGGCAAGAACGAGGATGTTATGCTTAACCTCGGCTATCAGGCGATTCGAAAATCAGGCCCATCAGCCACGGCTGACGGCTACACCTTGAAAATTACTCGTTTCGCGGCATAAACGGCAAAGGCGCTCGCTACCGCCTGGACCGTTTTGGGTGGGGAGCCTTAGGGCTCCCCACCATTTAACCCCAACAAAGGAAACCCCCAATGAACCTATATGAAATTTTCGATGAAGACAAGCTCGACGAATCGGAGAGCTTTACCCTTGAGCTTCAGGACGGCGATGCGAAGATCTCCTTCGAACTTGCCCGTGCCGGAGGCGAAAACAAGAAGTTCGGCACGAAGCTGAACGCCCTCATGAAGCCCTATAAGTACGCGATGCAGAAGGGCACGATGAAGGATGAGCAGGCTGAACGCATTCTGTGTCAAGCCCTGGCCGACACGGTCATCCTTGGCTGGAGTGGCGTCACCGACCGCGAGGGTAAAGAGATGAAGTATTCGACGGAGACTGCGATTAGTCTCTTAATGGAACTGCCTACGCTACGACAGATGATCCAAGACGAAGCATCTGACATTGCAAACTTTATCGCGGCAGACCGGGAGGAGCGAACGGGAAAATAGTCGGGTTCCTTGAATGGTCTTTGATGTATGGTGAAAAGGCTGCCCCGATCATCGAGGCTGCGGCGGAGCAGGGCAAGCCCCCTCCGCCCGCCATGCTACCTCCAGACTTAGATGTCGAGGACGAACTATTCATTCGTTATTTTTGGGACCTTTCTCGGGACAGACACTTCACTTCCGCTGGACCGGCATCCATCCCCTGGACGGCGGCACATCGCTACGCGGTAGTTCTCGGCCTTACTAGGTATGAAGACATGTACGAAGATTTTATGTACATCCTGGCCTCATTAGATTCAAAGTACATTCAAATATGCTCTGAAGAGATAGAACGAGAACGTAAAAAAGCAGAACGCAAGAGGAGCTGACATGGCCAAACCAATCCCGCTAGTAGTTAAGGATCTCGAAGACGAGTTTGAGGAGATCGAGCAGAAAGCGCTAGGGATGGTTAAAGAGGCAGCCGCCTACATCATCTACGAGGTCCAAGATGTTCCGCCCCTAGGCACTCCTAGGAAAACCCGCAGAGCCGTCAACGGATGGAACATATCACCCGACCTCAAAGGAGACTTCACCGATCCGGGCGAAGCCTTCTTACACGATGAGCCTGACCCGGAGCTGGAAATCCGTAAGCTCCGCGGGGATGAGGAGGAAGCCTCGATTGCCAATGGCGTTCATTATATCGGCCTTCTCGAAAATGGATCTAGCACTCAGGCACCTAGCAATTTTGTTAGGACGGGCATACAGCGGGCGTTGTCTTATCTTGATTTTAAGATGCACGACGTAAAGCTCACCGCCAAGCGCGGGAAGGGGCGTAAGTAATGGCCATGAATACGCATACCGTACTCATCAAAGTCAAGCAGATGGGAGCACGTAAAGTCTCCCGACAGATGAAGGGTCTGGTAGTCGGGCTGGCCTCGGTCGGCCTTGCTGCCGTTGGTATGGCCCGGCAGGTCATTCGCGCTTCCGATGAGATGACGAACCTTGGCAATAAGAGCCGGGTGTTCGCACGAGACCAGAACCAAGCCGCCAACCGAATGGCAACGGTTGTTTCGGTGGCGCGAACCATGAACATGGAGATGAGCGGCGTTGCAGACGTTATGCAACGCGTCTCCATGTCCGCAGACCAAGTTGGCTTGTCTAATGAGCAAGTCACTGTCATGGTCAGCAACCTCGCCAAGGCGACCAAGCTCTCTGGCGCGACCGCACAGGAAGCAACCGGCGCTCTGCGGCAGTTCGGTCAGGCACTCGCCGCCAACCGACTTTCGGGTCAGGAACTCAACTCGATCTTGGAGCAGACTCCGATGATCGCTCGGATCCTCGCGGACTCAATGGGCGTTGCGGTCGGTGAGCTTCGTGCTCTCGGTAAGGAAGGCAAGATCACCGCGACGGTCATGAAGGACGCGCTTGGCAATTCAATCGAGGATCTGGACGCGAAGTTTGCCAAATTTAAGTTTCCGATCGCGGATCAGTTTATCAGTCTCAAGCGGGAAGGTACAATCCTTATAGACACCCTGTCCAAGTTGAGTGGAGCGGGGGAAACATTAGGTGATGCAGTCAAGGGAGTCGTCGATTTCGTCACCGAACTCAACCGATCGTTTGCGACCGGCGGCCCGTTGGCGCAGGAGTTTACAGGCCAGCTCGAAAAGCTCAAGGACATGATCATTGCTTTGGGTGTTGCGTACGCCGGGTCAAAGCTGATTACAAGTACGGCCCGTCTTACTACGGAAGTTACTAAGGCGGGAACCTTAGCTGGCTTGCTCGCTAGGATCCCGAATCCTTATGCCAAACTTGCTGCGGGAGCGGTCTTGGCCGCGGGTGCCACATATACTTACTTCAAGGCAACCTCCGAAACGGAGAAGAAAGCCCTGAAGCCCATGCGCAGTGAGCTGGAGAACGCTTCGACGGCCCTGGCTGATATTGCCAATAACAATCAAGACGCCATAGAGTTCTGGAAAGAGCATTACGACATGGTCGGCCAGAATACGGAAGCTCTAAAAGAGTTTGCTGGCCTTAAAGTCAAAGCTAATCAATCGGTTCAATTAGGAGACATTCAGGTTAAGCAGGGCGATTACGCCAGTATGGATGACGCTATCGACGCAGCCTATATGAGACAGAAATCTGCCTTTGAGTCTGCTCTGGAGGCAGTGTCAAAATCAGCTATGAAGACGACTGGGTTGCTGCCCCTAGAACAACAACTAGCGTTCGACTCTCTGGCGGATGGTCTCTATAAACTTGTTGCTGCGTATGATGAGCTGGCCGCTAAACGACAAGCCCTGAAAGATGTGTCGAACAGTATGGCTGAGCTGACCAAAGTCGCCATCACCGACTTCAAGGCAGAGTATGATGCTAACTGGCCTGTCGATTCCCTGATGGATGACCTAAAACGGATCGGGTCTACATATAGTGACGTAGTAATCCAGACAGGGGGATTGACCCAAGAACAGCTCGCGGATATGCGGAGACTGTTTCAGGGCGTAGGAAACGATCTAATCCGCTTGATTCCGGTGTCGAAGGAATTCAACGAGGTTACTGGCGACCTTGACACCAGCTCTCAGGCTTACAAAAGTCTCGAAATTCTGCTAGGGGCCACGGGCGTAAAGATGGCCGACCTAACTGCATTTACAAAGCGGTTAAAAAAGGCGCAGGAGGATAATGCAGACTCCGTTCGTGATACTCAAGACCTAGAAAAGGAAAGACTACAAATCCTCGGACAGTCACTCGGCTCGCTGGACGCGGTTACGCAAGCTAACGAACGTTATAGACTTTCCCTACAAAAGATCGAGGAACAGGCGAAAGACAACAAGGAAATATCCCAGAAGGATATCGAGCTAATGAAAAAGCGAGCCGCGGCCCTTGAGGGACAGCAGATTTTTCAGGGCCTGACCTCACTCGGCGGAACGCAGGGCGAGATCCTGCAACTAGGAGAGGAAAAGACACAGGGACTGGCGACGTTTAAAGCGGCTCGCCAAGGCGACGGCAACATGGGGGGCGTCTCTGCGGAGCAGCTTGACGAGATGGAGGCAGCCTTTAAGCGTCGGATTGAGCAGCAAGAGGCCATAAAGCAGAACACCCGGGACATGGAGACCATGAACAACAGTCTCCTCGAAGGGGAGCTGACCGGCGCGCAGCTGCGTGAGGGTATGTTCGCGTCGATGGAGCAGGGCTTTGCGAGCGTTGCAGGCCCTGCCCTGGATCTCGGGGCCAACATCGCGAGTATCACGGCAGCGGGAATTGGAGGCTTGAGTAATGCAATCACTGAGATGGCGACGACCGGCAAGGCGAACTTCAAAGAGCTGGGCATGTCATTTCTCACCATGATCACGCAGATGATCGTACAAATGACGGTCATGATGGCTCTGATCATGGTAATCAAAGCGGTTGGCGGCGAAGGGGCGCTCGCATTAATGGGCCTTGGCAGTAGAGCGGCAGGCGGCCCTGTTTCAGGCGGTCAGCCTTATGTGGTCGGAGAGCGTGGCCCAGAGCTTTTTGTCCCACCGAAGAGCGGCTCAATCAAGAGTAACAAGGAAACGGCAAACATGATGGGCGGCCAAAAGCCGCAGGTTACCATCGTCAACGTGGATTCCGCCGAGAACACCCTGAACGCCATGGGTTCCGAAGAGGGCGAAAACATTATCTTGAATGTAATGCAACGTAATCCAGAGATTATGAGAGGCATGGCATAGCAACCCCCGGAGAATACCATGGAAGATAAATTTACAGTAACCGTCCCAAGCAGATACTTTGCCAGCCCGATCGCAAACTCCCTAGCGGTCAGCAGGCCTTTTTCGTCCTTTTTTGGGCCGGCTGTATCGGGGACGCAAGCTTTCGCCAATAACCTAATGCAGTTTATGCTAGGCGCACCTATTGTTGATTACAATTCCATCTCGGTCACGTTAGGTGGCAACCCATCAGCTACAGCGAAGCTTGAGGTAGTTGAGACTTCGGTTACCCGTGCGGATGCGGCTACTCGTCCATCCGTCAGTACTGCATCGGCTTATTCAACGTTCTCCGATCGCCTTCAGCAGAATAGAAGCGCGGGCGATAGGTCTCTGGCCGTAGGCACTTACCGGATCTACCTAACAGCATCTAGCTTTTTTATACAGGGGGATAACCTAGAAGGTGATAACATCAATCTGCGAGATGAGGCCAACACCGGAAGGCTGGACGCCCCTTATGACGCTTGCACTGACTTCTATGACGACCAAGGGAACTTTGTTTTCTCCGTCGCCATTAGGGACCCTGTTGGCTTTTCCGGCGTCCCCGGAACAGGCCCGTACAACGATTTCATAGACGTTACAATCCGACAGCCGGAGTATACCCCGGCGTACAATTGGGCTGAGGTAACTCGTAGCAATAGAAGTGATGGCATCCAGAACAACACATCCCACAGTGTTCTGTTCTATGACGGAGGCCGGGGTGCTACTGTTGACCCTACTGCCCCGCTAAGCGACTATGACATGCAAGGCATTGCGTTTATCACTTGGATCACTGAGTTGTTAGTGCTGCCAACAGCTACCATTAGTAACAACCAGACTGTATGTTCGGGGGCGTTTTGGAGAGCAGACACATACGGACCCACCGGCAACTCGATCTTTGCGTCCATGGACTGTGGTCGATCTTCTACTTCAGGCGGGGGGACTGCGAATTTTAATCCTAATAAATTCACAATGATCCGGGGCAACGGCTACGTGCGGATTTTAGCTCAAGTAGCAGATATGCCCTCTGGAACCGTTAATGCCACCTACGCTGAACGAGATGATTGTGTTTTCTTTGGCATGTTCAAGCCCTATGAGACCATGGAGGACTACCCACACCCTATGGCTTTCTTAGGCAAGGTCGGTGGGAGCGCATCAAGGGTAGGAAATGATTCTGTACGGCCTTTCTGGAGGGCGTCTCGGGGCACCTTAACGGAACCCGTTGATGACGTTTGGGCACTGAGTGGTCGCGTAGCAGGTATGAGAGCTAATGGGCAGTTCACTGCGCGTATGCCTTTTATCCTATCTCGCCAGTTCCGAATGGAAGCGTCCGCCTCAGGAACGTATAACCAACCGAAGTATACGAAGCTGTTCATGCCCTCAATAAATTCTCCAGCAGTTCCCCTGCTGGACGTAATCGATACAAATGCTGCGGGCCTGGCTCATTCTGACAATTATCAAGGGGTAGATAACATCGGAACCCTTAACATCGGGACGCCCGACGACCGCGCAAGGCAGCTTACTACAGCTTTTGACCAAGGCAGGGAGGCTGTCTCGTGGGATCCTGTGGTGGGCTATTCAAACCCGTCCATGGCACTTGGGATTCATATGTCCAACCCAGGCGGTACGCCAAACATTGAACCCATAACTCTGACACAAGTAGCTCCCGATCATCATACTTGGACCTATCAAGATGGCACAGCACAGACCGGGTCAGAGTTTAACCAACCCGCCTCGCTTTTGCTACCAAGCACCAACACGGGTTCCGGGTCTACCCCTGTGTATGAGAATATAGGCGAGTTGCCCGGATTGTATTGGGGGCCAGAGATTGACTTCTATGCCAACACAGGAACCACAGTGTACCCCGCCGGATCGGAGTTCGTGATTAAAAACCGCACATATCGGATGGTCATTGGCCATAGCAATTTCACGCCACCCTACTTTAACGTAGTTGACGGGTTGGCTTATGATAACTCAGGTAACCTATTTTTCGACCTCAACCCGCTGTAAGGAGATAACCCCCATGCCTTACGCCACAGGCACCGCAACTTCAATTGACGAGTTCAGGAGAGCCATGCGCGGCTTTGCTGTCCGTACGCTCGGAAACTTCAGTGACCCCTTTGGGAATACATATGGCGCTAGCCCGTTTTCGGACAGTTCTGGCACTGTCGCGTTTCAACATAAAGATACCGGAGCTACCTACATCTTTGACTTTATAAATGGTCTTAGCATGAACAACTTGTCTTCGGAAACCGTAATAGTCGGCCAATTGCTTGACACATTGCAAGGGCGGTTCGTCACTAATTATCAGGCGTACTATGTCTCGGACGAATCGGTAAGTATGCGAACTCTGCTGGGTAATGTCACTGCCACGTTAAGTGTCGTCGCAGGCGTGAGCACTTACAGCGGTACCGTAACGTATGCTGCGGGCTCTGCTTTGCTAAACGTAGCGGTCGGTTCTGCTATTATCTTTAAGGAGAATGCCACAGTTCGGCACATCCTAGAAGTAACCGCAGTAGATAGCACCGCTCAGACGTTCACTGCCATCGTTAAAGGCTCCTACGATCGGACGACGGGAAGCACCGATCAAGATGCTACTTTCGCTTTACCATCAACCTACGGCGGCGCATATGCTTCGGGCCTTCTTAGTCCCACTGCATTACAACGCCCTGAGCAAACCCCAATCGGTTCTTTTTCTAGCAACCTGTGGAACGGTGACGAACTCACCCCCGTTCAAATAGCAGAGGGCTGGCTTCCTAGATCTGGCCGATTAGATTTTAATGCCGGAGTTGAGTACGAATTCTATGGAGATGCAACGCGCGGAAATGAGTATTTCCACATGGTACTCAACACCAAGGGCAATTACCAAGAGTATAATAAACCTAGATCTCATTGGTGGATGGGGCGCGTTTCGGGCAATGCGGCGGTGCTTCAGGGCTCGGCTATCCCTTCGGGGCTTTTCCTAGGTACAACTGGCCCTCACACCGATGCATATGGATCGGATACATACCAGTACCCTTTCTCGTACAGCGATGCTGGGGAATGCTGGAAGAACCCTTGCATCATGACTGCATCAATCAGTGACTCGGGGACGAATTCTTTCAAAGAAGTAGCAGGGGGCCGGAATGGGTACGGACCCACCGGGACCTCTCACGACAACCAATATGGCCCGGCCACTGGTGCAACTAGGACCCTAGCAAGTGCCCGGTATTCCATTCAAGCTGGTTTGAACGACTTTACCGGGGGGCATTCATACGGAATGAGAGGGGCACGGGGGCGCACCTACTACCCTTTGCGGCCAGGACCGGTGCCCCTAGGAATTTTAAATCTCGCTGAAACTAAGTCTTACTACATAAGTCCGTTCGCGAAGACGCACGCCATACTCACCCAACTCCCTCGGCCGGAAGTTGTGCAAACTCGGATGGCCGGGATTTCTCCCCCACCCGATCCTCAATTCTATGCCCCTGACATGTTCGCTGACGCTAACATTAGCGGTTTTGGATCCAGTACGGCCTTAGAGAATGGTTTGTTAGTTTTAACGGGGACAGCTAACGACTCAGGCTTAAACATAGGCAACAGCAACAGTGGCATCGCCATGAACTACACTCCAACCGCCCACTATGACCGGGTGGAGATCAGAGTACGTCTGCGACGGGAGGCCACCCCTTCCGCAAACTGGGAGGGGAAGATGTACTGGACAGTCCCAGCATGGACAAGCGGGACTTCACGATTCAGCGAAACAACGCAGATCACACTCCCTGAACCGGATGGGTTTCGTGACGGCAAATGGGTGACCCTGAGTTACAACCCTACCACACACCCTAACTGGTTGGATAATAGATCGGGCCAAGCAATCTTTCACGTTCGGTTCGACATCATCAACACATCTAGCCCCAGCGTTCAGCCTATTCTGGAGGTAGATTACGTCACCGTAGGGGAGACCCGATTACAACGCAATTCTCGATATGGTTTCCACAAAGCATCGTACATGATGCTAGGAGAATTCCCGGGAGTTTGGAGGGGCACGGAGACTGCTGGCCAGATTATTACAGAGGCGACTTTGGGTGAAGATACGTATGTGTACCGCCCTGTTTACAAGAAATTAGTAACAGGCGGTAAGCAAAGGTCTCTCAACATTGATGAACACTCTGGCTGGGCCAGCTACGTGTACAAGAGGTAGGTCATATGCCCACTTTCGGAGAGCTATACTTCAGTAATCAGTACTTCCTAGATGCAGCGCTTGAACTAGATCTGAAAGGAGTGGCTTTCGCCAGCACTTTTGATGTAACCATCTATAATGCTACAGGTAAGGCGGTAACCGGCCCACTAACGGTACCTCTTGAAGATGACACGTTTGAGGTAACTTGGCTAAATCAGGTGGCACTGTCTAACGCGGCGGAACTCGCGGCCAACGATTTGACAATCAAGGCGCATGACGCGATAACCATAACCGTAAAATTCTTAGAACCGGGAAGGGCGTCGTCGCAATCGGTAGTTTTGCGGTACCAAGGTGCCTCATTATCCGTCCTTTTCCAAAGAAATCTAGTAATCAAGGAAAAGCCACAAAATCAGGTGTCGGAAACAATAAGATTCAAAACTGACGTATCTGAGGCTTGGGACGGCACCGAGATCCGGGCAAGGCTACGGGCTAACCCGCGTACTAAGTTTGAGTATGAGTATCTACTCCCGGCTTCGGACTCCGCAGGTAAAAGCACCCTCCAGTCGAGGCTCCTGGGGATGCCCTCTCACCAAGCAAAAGTCATCCTTTGGCATAGGCCTAACTTGACGGTATCTGCGGCCTACCAAGCAGGCAATACCCCACCAGAGATTAGCCTTCAAATCCCGGAAGCACAAAGAGACGGATCGATACAAGCGTTGAAAGTAGGCGAAATCCTGACGATTGTGAATGCAAACAACGATTTACAGTTTGTGGAAATGACAAGAGACGCGACTAGCAATGCATCTATCATATACGTCAATTTTACCGATGTCGCGGGAGCCACGATACCTCTATTTGGGCAGTTTCCAGTGGCTTTGATGCCTACGGCCCTTTGTCACTTACGTGAAGACCCTTTCGTCTCTGTGTACCCTAACGAAACGCTTTCGTATGAAACTGTCTGGGAGGGCCAGTTAGACCAATATCCGGGGAACAATCTCGACTCTTCAACCTTATATTCCGACTTAGCTCCCGACTCGCCTTCTTTTGATCCGACTCGACCCATCCTAAGAGAAGGAAACTTAATTGAAAAGACCTTAGACATAAGCTCAAACTCTCAGGCCATTATTTTTGACCGGAAAATTGGGGTGATTGAGTCTTTCCATCGCAGGGATTCTTCAATATTGAATTTTGAAAGGCGCTTTGACTATAGCTATGAGCCGGATAAGGTCAGAGCGTTGTTTCGGTTCTTGATGTGGACTCAAGGCAGGCAAAGGTCTTTCTGGGTTCCTTCTGGTTTCTCTAACCTAGTGCCTTTATCCCATAACAACGCTGCACGCACGTTAGTGCTGGAAGGGAACGAACTAGGCGGCTTAACTCCGCTACTTGATGGTTACTCTTCTTTTGAGGCCACTTGGCCAAACGGTAGCAAAACCCAGCATCAGGTCACCGGATCAGTAACGAATGCGGACGGAACAGTCACTTTGACGTATACGCAGTCCCTATCGATTGCGGACGTTACCACCCTACAGTCCATTGAGCTATTGTTTCATGTGCGTTTGTCCTCAGATGACATCCGCCTTACATATGATGGCACCGACTCAGTTCGTTGTAACTTTGACGTTCAAACTGTAAAACAATAAAGAGGATAACCCCCATGTCATACTCCGAACAAGATAGCTCTACAGAAGGATCCGCTCCTATTGAGCTGTACAGAATAACGGGTGTAGACTCTTTCTATTACACGTCGTTAGCCACGGAATTTACTTTTGATGGCGATGTGTACAAGCCTATACCTATCTCACGCACGGCTCCTACCATCAATGCGAAAGAAAGTTCGGGAAATTTCAACGTGAATTTTCCTTTTAACAACCCTTTTGTACAACGGTACCTAGGGGGCATTGCCCCGGCACAAGATCGACTTGAAATATTTCGAGCGCACCTCAGTGACAGCACACTAGAAGTTAAACCTTTCTTGTCAGGGTTTGTCACGGGCGTCAAGTTCAAAGGCACCGACGTTACTGTAAGTATAGGTGGCATCGCGTCTCGCATGGAAGCGCAAATCCCTTCTAAGACTTTTTCTTGGATGTGCAACCATGTCTTGTATGGAGACGGATGTCGGGTGGCTGAGTCGAGTTTCACCTTCAACTTTGAGGTCCTATCGGTTAGTTCTGATGGGATCAGGGTGACCCTAAAAGACAGTGGCCAAGCCTTAGCGAAATTGACTACCGACATAGGGTTTTTTAATGGCGGCACGGTTCGGACTGGCGTTGAGGGGAGTCAGCGCATGGCGTTGGAGTTTGAACAAGCGGTGGTTGCGAATACCTACTTGGTGAAACTGATGGTGCCGGTTGATGGCCTCAATGCTGGTCAAACCATTTCTTTGTCCGCAGGGTGTGATCGTGCGATGCAAACCTGTTTTTCTAGGTTCTCTAACTCACAAAGGTATGGCGGTTTTCCTTTTATCCCCACCCTTAACCCCTTCTCTATTGACAATAAGAACAGGTCGGCGAATCGATGAAAAATTTCATACTTGCAACTGTTTTTGGCTTTGCGTACTTCATAGGGCCTGTCGAAACCTCTGACTCGTATATACGAGCCGATTTTGGCATATCGTACCTGATCGTAATGGTAGTGCTGTCTGTTGTTCTATCCGTTACGATGGCTTTGATTGCTCCCTCAGCCGATATTGAGAAGTCAGAACCCAGCGGACTAGGTGAGTTTGGGTTTCCTACGAACTTGGAAAGCCGCTACATCCCTATCGTTTGGGGTAGTGCCAGAGTTGATGGACAGAACGTCACTTGGTACGGCGACTATGAGGCATACTACCTAGATACCGCAGATCAACCGGTGGGGTACCGATACTCATATGGGTTGGACCTCGCTCTATGTTGGGGGCCAGTAGACAGCCTCAACGCAGTCGAGGTGGACGATGGCTTCATAATGAAGGCCAATGAGACGTTCGCGGGAAAAACTGCGCCAGCTCGGGGCCTCGAAAGGGGCACTATCGCTTCTGATTTCTACCAATATGCGGGGATAGTCGATCCAGGCTTTTTTGGCGGTGAGAAAACAGGTGGCTACATAGCTGGCGACATGACTTTTTTCTTTGGCACCGATACTCAACAGGTTAGTCCGTACCTGAAGAGTGTAAACACAGAGCTGATCGATCTTCATGGGACTGGCGTCACTGCTGACTTTGTCCGAAAATATGACCTATTATCTTCTCAAAAAGGCGTTTGCCACTTGGTCTGGGAAGGCGGAGTTCTCGGAGAGAGGCCAACGGTTCCGCAGTTTAAGATCCATATCAGTCGGTACCCGACCGGGCTTACCACTGCTTTCTCTCGTATCAACGTTGATGCTACTACCGGTCAGGCGGACGCTAATCCTGCACATGTTATATACGAGATTCTCACCGATACAAATTGGGGTTTGAGTTTAGATCCCACTTTAATTGATCGACAGTCTTTTTTGGATGTTGCCGAACAGCTTCATACTGAGGGGAATGGTTTTAGTTATACCATCCAAAGCCCCAAGCAGGCAAAGAAGGTAATTGACAGTATCAACGATCAAATCAACAGCTCACTTACTCAAGATAGTGAGGGTAAGTTTGTACTGAAACTCCTCCGAGAGACTTACGTAGCCGGTGAGTCTAAAGCTCTATTAGACTACAAAGGCATTCTCAAAGTCACCGAGGAAATCCGTGACGATACCGGCACCGCATGCCTTTGCAAAACAGCCACCGCAGGCGCTGACGCACGATTCACCTCGACTTTGATGTGGAACTCGCTAGAGGTTGGTGAGCTGGTCGCAGTTAGTAATATAACCGAGAACAGTGGGCGAAAACTAGTCAAGATTGTCCAAAAGGCTACTAACGCAGACGGCACTCAACCCTTCGTCTTTTTCGCCAGCACCACGGGTGAGGATTTGGCGGCCAACGCTAGCTTCATAGGCTTAAATGTAACTGCTACTGCTGAACGGTACGAGCAGATGCGAGAGGTCGATCAGTCCTCGATCATAAAAATGAAAAGTGCGTCTAGGCAGAGCTGGAATGAGACGTTTAACGTAGTTCAAGTGAAGTACCTAAACCGATTCAAAGAGTTTGCAGAGACTATTGCTACCGCGCATGATATGGGCAATCTAGCTATCCAGAGTGGTAGAAAGACAATCAAGACCTTTGACATGCAAGGCATTCGAAGCCCTAATGCAGCAAAAGTCGTAGCGCAGCGTAAACTGCGAACGCACGCTTACCCGATCACCGCTTTAGGCATGGAGTTAAATCGCTCGTTCAGTAGTCTTCGACCGGGTGACGTAATAAAAGTCAACTACCCTGACTTCGAGCTAACAGACTTTGTAATGAGGGTATTGGAAGTTGGTCTGCCCTCAGATTCAAAAGGCAACGTGATGGTCCGAGGTATGCGCGATGTCTTCGACGAATCTCCCAAGACTGTTAACGTCGCAGGGATCACGGGAGTACTCGACGCTAACGACCCTACCGAACCCCCGGCGATAGGCACGGCCAATCCTCCACCAGATCGAACCGCAGTAGCTACTTCTCCCGCTCGTACTATTTTAAGTGGTCTGCCGTATTTCCTGCATCAGCTTCTTGTTGATGCGGGGCTAATAACTGGCACAGGCGACTCAACATGGCATATCGTAGGGGCTCCTACGGATGAGGTATCTGCCATACAACCCTTTGAAGTACCTAGCGGCTTTGTTGAATACATTAACACTTCCGGGCCAAAAGCTCCTGCGGCTGTTGGTAAACTAGTAGTTGATTCTACTATGATTTTTGCTGATGACCCCGTTAGCCCTTTTGTTTTCGATAGCACTTTATTCCAATATGGTAACAGTTTTATCTCAGAGCCCGCCAGTAACAGCATTGATTTGTTTTCATCAAGTCCGTATGGGCGATACTTTGGCGGCAGCGCCGACCCTATTAACTTCGATATTGAAGGGGGAGGTTCCGCGTATGATATCGGCCTCCCTCACTATCTAAGCCTAATCGCCCCGGAGTCTTCGGAATCAGATTATGGTGCGAGATTAGGTGAATTATCAATTCGATTTAAGGTCGGGCCGGATGTCGCTAGATTAACCCAGACAATTGGCGAGATCAAGGAGTTTGGGTTTGGCCTAGCCTTAGTTAGGCCTGCTTGGGCAAACGGTGATAGTCGCTTCGACGAACTTATTGCGTTTGAGGAGATTAGGCAGGTGCCCCTTTCGATGTATGTTGGTCCGAGAGGTGGAATCGAAGGGAACCCTCAGGCTGATTTGGTGTTGAATGCCGATACTATCACAAACACATTTGTGTATGGGTATCTCTTTGGCCCCGGATACAAAGCGCCCGAAAGAACCGTTGACTTTATTTGCTTAGATGGTGTGTATCGCGGTGTGCTTGACACGGGAATTCAGATGCTTAATCACGACTCTGATGTGTTTATATTGCCTGTCAACGATCTGCTCTATGACGTAGTGGCACAGACCGGGCTTTCTTCGCGCACTTATAAGCACATTACAGAGTCACAAGGTTCGCTTCTAGACATCAGTCAGGCTGCTGCGGTTACAGTCACTTCGCCTAAATTGAACCGCAAGGATCTCCCACTCCTTCCAAAGAACGCTCGCAAGACTGCGGGAGGTGACCCAGCTAGTAAGTTCTGGGGCGAGATGAGCTTTACGCCTTCGGTTATTGGCGGCGAACCCCCTTCATCGGTAGTAGGTCTTACTTTTCCAGCCTACAGTGAATCCACAGGCTACAACCTTACTATCAGCCACTATGATACCGACATAGCCGCTACTAACGTACTTAACGTAGCTTCGGATACAACGACCGCGAGAGCAACGTGGCGTCCACATCTCATCTTCCACCTACTGCAAGATGACGCAGATGGTGCAACAGAAGAGCAGAGAAAACAGACGGCTTTTGCTAGGTGGAAGCAAGGCTGGATGCCGACTACGCCCCCACTACGGTACCCCGAAGCCGCTACCATCTATGGGTACACCAACCCGGACTCAGTAACGATCAATGATCACGGTGCGGCTGCCGACGTAACTGGCTTCCGTGCTTCTGCTGAGTTCCTGAGTGGATCGGCGACTACGGTTACTGGAGTAAACTTGATGTCCTCCCTTGATAGCGCTGCGACTAGCGCCGGGACAGGGTTGTCAATTACTTCTGGTCAGAAGTACTACATCGAAGTATGGTCCGGCATGACGGACACTGCCGTCACTCAAGACTCATACGGGCTTCAAAGGCATATTATTGAATGGACCGCTACAACCAACAGAACCCCATAAGGAGACCAACCGTTGGATGAACCACATGAACTAATGTCAGAGGCATTGTCAAACTCCCCCGCTTGGTTTCTAAGGATTGTGGTAGTGTTGCTGATAATGGGAACACTCGTGGCTGTCCGAGTCGAAAGCCGAATCACCCGCCTCGAAGAGCAGGACCGTATGTTCGCTAAGACCTTTGAAAATATCGACGGAAGTCTTAGCCGGATCGTAGTGCTCATGGAGCAGGGCGCTTCCGAGATACAAGCTGAAAGGGAGAATAGGATTAGGCTTAGTGCGCAAGTTGACTCACTATCAGAACGCACAGAGCGTCTGAGCAGACTACACGGGAGTGAGCAGCCCCATGCCTACGTTGAGTGAGAGAAGCTTAGAGAACCTCTCCCTGGTCGATATACGGCTCCGGGGAGTGATCGAGCAAGCTATAGAGATCGTCGATTTCTCAGTGTTGGAGGGGTATCGAGGGCCGGATCGCCAAGATGAGATGTTCCGAACAGGCCAATCAAAGCTCCAGTGGCCCGACTCTAAGCATAACTCGCTGCCCAGTTTGGCTGTTGATATAGCCCCCTACCCTATCGACTGGGAGGACACGGAACGCTTTGTATTTCTAGCGGGGGTGGTTTTCACGATCGCCATTCAGAATGGTATTGACCTACGCTGGGGCGGTGATTGGGACGGTGACGGGTTCATGCGGGACGAAACGTTTCGCGACTACGTCCATTTTGAACTATTGGAGGATTAGATGAGAGTCGATGAGTTTATGCGGAGGCCCACTGCGGAAGAATGGGATCGCGCGCTTGAAGAAGGTTGGGCGGGAGCGGATGGCTCCTCGTGCTCGACTGACCACATGATGGGGGTGCGGATCGGGCAGACGACCACCGACTACGACCATCTCGATCTACCTGCGACTTTGCACGATTGGAGATATTACATCGGGCGTAAACATAGCCTGCATCGGCACCATAGGCACGCCGCAGATGTCGCATACCGTGAAGACTGCATCCGCTACATCAAGAGCAAGCTCGATGGCAAATCCATGATCGCCATCGGTGTTCTGCGCTCCTGGGTGCGCTACTACGCACTTCGCCTTTTCGGCTGGAAGGCGTGGCAAGACCAGTAAGTGTTTCACTAAAGCGCCCGTTTCTTTGGGCGTGAAACGGGCGCTTTGTGAAATACTTGAATTAGTACGGCTTTCGGGGGTTTGCCGTGCTGCGTGGGGCGGGGGGACCGTGAGGTCCCCCCGCCTTTTTACGTTTGGGGTCTCCGATCCGCGTCACCGGGCCAGTATCCCCTGTTGGTGGTCCTTGCACCTACCTCGCCCTAACTGGATCAGCCGTGACGGGCTGCCAGGACTGGCGCAGACATGCGGTCCCCACACAGGAATTATCAGAAAGTCACAGTCACGGTTAACGCCACATCATCGAGGCAGATCGCCGCTTCGTTCTTGATCTCGACTCCGATGCAGTCGTAGTTCTCATCGACGTAGTCGAGATAAGCCTTGGTGTTCTCGCGGGCGGTTTGGATCGGGGCACAACCTAGCAGCATTAAGGTTAGCAGGACAGCGGCTACCCGTAGCATACCCAGCCCACTTTCCTGAGGTAAGGGTCATACACCGCTATAGAGTAGCGGCCTTTAGAAATCGTAGCAACAGCCTGGAACCCATCTTGGAACCCGTCCAAGAAGGGTATGCAATTGACCAGAGACTGCGCCGCTTCGCGGGTCCTATACGTTACCCGCGAGCTTTCATCATTTTGTATTGCCATTACGCTCACATCTGCACCTCGAAAATTGTGACTTACACTTCTTGCAACTAGGCTCCCATATCGGAATCTCTCTCATGCGAGAAACTCCCGAACATGCCGCAAAGCTACATCTTGGATTAAGTCGATGTCCCCACTCGCCGCTTCGATGGTGAGATCTGCTGGGATCTGCATCCACTCCATCTCCGACGCATGGGTGTGCCCATGCGTCGGAGCCCCCTTCCGACGCAACTGGATCACCAGGGTTCTGTCAAACACGCTCTGCAATGCTTCGAACTCGTTGAGGAACCGGCAGTCCGAAATCACCCAGGGGTCTTCGGACGAACTGCTCTCAATCTCGCTGACCAGCTTACGAACCCAGAAATCCTGGTCAAACATGTCTCGAAAAACATCGGTGCCAAAGATCTGCATGATCTGACGACGCGTGTGGCTATGGCGGGTCTGCGGAGTGCCATCCGGCCAAGTAGCGACGGCTTCTTTGTACTGTAGGTTGTCATCGATTTCATACCGATCCCACCCGAAAAGATCGCACGTCGCATCCTTTATGGCCGCAGAGAATTTCCCCTCATAGAACACCGGGTCAAATTCATCGTATATGGCATTGGCCACAGTGTCTTTCCCACTGCCTGCGGCCCCCGTTAGGATTATCGCTTCTCTTATCATACCTTCAGTATGGCATGAATCACTCATCCGTCCCCCTTTAATTCGTATAACAGCTTGCGCTGGGTTCCTTCTTTCTTGAGACGGCCCTTAAAGGCCTTCTCATCCACGGTCTTTTCGGCGACTGCGTGGTGTACGAACACTCCTTCCGACTGCCCCTGCCTCCAAAGGCGGGCGTTGAACTGCTGGTACACCTCCAGATCCCATATCTGAGAATACCAGTAGAGATGATGACCTCCGGCCTGAAGGTTCAGGCCGTGCGATGCCGCTGCCGGGTTGACCAACATCATAGGCAGCTCTCTCTTATTCCATTGCTCGATAAGTTTGGTATCAGCCTCTACGTTCGTCGTCTCTCCGATGTAGCGGGGGGTGAACCCGAAACGCTGCTTTACCCCCAGCTTAATCTGACTGAGATCATGCTTAAACTCAAACCCGACCATCAGCGGCTTGCCTCCTAACTCCTCGAAAAGATCGCATAGGTCTTCAACTTTAGACGTATGCAGCCACTCAATGTTTCGCGTCTCTTCCGTGGCGGCCATCCCATCCTGCGTGAGGTAGACCGCCCCGTTAGCCACCTGTCGGCACTTAGAAGTCGCTACGCCCGCGTTGGCTGCCATTACGGTGCCTCCCTGCACCTCGACTGTCAGCTCGGAGGCCAGCTCCCGATACAACTGCATGACGGACTGCGACAATCGGATAGGTCGCCGGATGTACTGTATGCCGGGTAAGTCGAGGTGGTCCGTAGCGTCGAGCCGAACGCTGTGTGGGGTGATGGCCTTAGTGATAGACTGAACGGATGCCTTCGTCGGCTCCCAGATCACACCAAAGGACATTCGCTGGGCATGGAAGTAGTGGTCCCCACGAAACTTACCCAGTGTGCTCCCCAGTATTTCTGGGTCGAGGATCTTGAATTGACCAAACAGATTTTCGACTCCGTTTGGAGCGGGCGTACCCGTCAGGATAAAGCGGAATGGGATCCCGCCCTTCATCTTATGTACAACCTTATACAGCATCTTCGCACGTTTCGACTGGCTGTTTTTGAACAGTGTCGATTCGTCTACATATATTACGTCGAATCCGTACAGGTGTTTATCGTTCTGTACCAGCCATTCGAGGCCTTCTGGGTTAATGACCACTACCTCCGCACTGTTAACAGTCTCAAGCACTTTGCCCTTGCCATGGGCAACATGAACTTTAAGGTCAGAAAAGGTAGACCACTTCTTGGCTTCTGTCGGCCATGTAGAATGACATACCCGGAGTGGACCAACTACCAGCGCGCGCTTTGCAACCATCAACTCGCGTCGGCGTACAAAGTCCTCAAGGCAAATTGCTGTCTTGCCCATCCCTGGATCTAGCAGTAGAGCTAGTCGATCCTGCGCCATCATCTTCTGGAGCACTTGCTCCTGATACTTGTGCGGTTTGAACTTCATCGTGGAACCCTTCTAAGAACTCTTTGACCTGATCTTTAGTCCAGCATACTGCTACTCTGAACCCTAACCTGTCAAGCAGGTTTAGGTAGTACTTTTGTAGCGGCTGAAATCTAGCTGACTCCTCGATCTTGTACTCGATGAAGGCGACCCGACCTGCCTTGAAAAAGGTATGATCGGGCCACCCTCCGCCCCCTAACACACCGAGTTTAACCACGAAGATGCCAAGGCGCTTTGCTACTTTTGCGCCGTGCTTCTCCAAGGCCTTTTCAGTGGGCAAAGGATCTCATCCGTTCGACTAAGACATTCACCATCTTACGGTACTTAAAGAGGTTGGTGTCATACAGGGACCCACTCAAAAGAGGGTCAATCATCTCCTCGCGCAACGCGGCTCGCGTGCTCTCTACGTCTACGCCGACCAAGTCGCATAGTCGCTTGAACCCTTGTCCTTCTTTGAATATAAGGTCATGGGCATGTATGAAACCATACAGAGCTTCGATTGTTTCCTCGGCTCTCTCTCGCTTCATTAAGGTCCAAGCCATCCCTTCCCCCTGTACCCAAGCTTTCGAGATTTCAAATATATCGGATGCTGAGTCTGGCTTAGATAAAACATAGAGAGATTCTCGGAGCTGTTCGACATGTTGTTGCAGCCTTTCGGCTGCCTCGTCAGTGGCAAGAAACATTAGTTGCAATCCCATCGTCCCGTTGTCGGGTCTTGTTCGCAGGCAAGTGCCGAACCAGTCTCTTCGACCTGCTCGGGTTCCGGTTTTTCTTCTAGTAGCGCTCCGCGCATTCCGCCAATCCTGAAGGTGGTTACGCCCTTAGCGCCCTCCCGCCAACCACGTACGTATACGTCCTTGAAGTCTTCCCAAGCGATATCAGTGGGGCAGTTAATCGTCTTACTAATGGCCTGATCAACATACGGCACGCAAGCGGATAGCGCGTTCAAATGTTCCTCGGGAGTCAGCTCGCCCGCTGTCCTACCCTCAACGTCCCACTCCCGAACCGCATAGTCTTCGACAGTCTCGATGGTTGGCCCCTCAAACTTTTGAATCGTTCGATCAAAGCGATACGCAAAGACGGGCTCTAATCCTGAAGAGATGTTATCGGCGCATAGGCTGATCGTCCCCGTCGGTGCGATGGCTATTAGGTGTGAATTACGGATACCGTGCAGTCGGATTTCTTCGCGGACATCTTCCGGGAGACGTTTGGCGAAGTCACTAGACAGGAATGGTTCTGCATCAAACAGTGGGAAGGACCCCTTCTCGGCTGCCAGCTTAATAGATGCCCGGTAGCACTCGTCCCGCAAGGTACGCATAATCATCTGAGTGCCCTTGACGAAGGACTTGGATCCATAGGGGCATCCCAGTGCCTCTAGGGCATTCGCAAGGCCGGTCACTCCGATCCCAATACGGCGCTTGGACTTCATCTCCAACTCCTGTTCGGGAAGAGGCCACACTTGGGCACGGTCGATTACGTTATCTAGAGCACGTACGACTCCGGGGATATCCGCGATCAGCTTTTCGGTCTCAAACTGGTTACTTTCGAGGTTGACGTACTTGACAAGGTTAAAAGAGCCTAGTAGACACGCACCAAAGGCCGGTAGCGGAATCTCTCCGCACGGGTTCGTGCCTGTGATTTCCTCGCAGTACGCAAGGTTGTTCTCTTTTTGAATGCGGTCAATGAAGATAACCCCAGGCTCTGCATAGTCATACGTAGAACGCATGATCATGTCCCAGAGGTTACGAGCCCTAATAGTCTTATAGACGCGACCCTCGAAAGTTAGGTTGAAGTCACCGTCCTCTTTCACCGCCTCCATGAACTCGTCGGTCACAAGCACTGAGATGTTGAAACCGGTAAGCGTATGATTGTCATTCTTGGCGTGGATGAACTCCTCGATATCGGGATGGTCAACCCGCAGTACTCCCATCTGGGCTCCCCGGCGGTGCCCGCTGGATGCAACCGTCTTGCCAATCGCATCGAAGATCTCCATAAACCCGATTGGCCCACAAGATTGAGAGCTGAGTTTGGTGATGAGATCGCCACGAGGTCGGAGCGTCGAGAAGTTCGTGCCGATACCCCCACCTAGACGCATCGTTGCCGCAGCCTCGGTGGCTCGCTGCATGATGTTGCCATCTTCGGACACGAATGAGTCCGTGATGTCCCCTGACATGAAGCAGTTGATTGGACTAACATCCTTGATTGCGCCCATGGCCGCCTGAACACGGCCCCCCGGAAGGAATCTCATCCCTTTAAGAACGTCTTGGATATCTCGAAAATGATCTTCGTCATCCTTCAACGCCCCAGCTACCCGGTTCATCGCCTCCACGAAAGTCTCTCCGGGTGCTCGATACTTTTGGGCGTGAAGGTCATCGCTAAATTGTGTCTGCGGCCCTTTACTCACTATTTCAATTCCTTTACTTTCTTGGCCTTTTCATGTCGGCCGCCAAACAAAAACCCAGCTCCGCCAGTCGCACTGGCTCCGAGAGCGGCAAAAAGCTCACCCTGACTAAGGTCCGAGAAAAAAGCATCAAGCGACTGTGCCGTGATGCCTGCGTTCTTCAGGGCTACTGCGGTCTCGCCAAAAACCCAAAGGGCTACGATTCCGATGATTCCCCAAATTTGATTGCTGCTAATTTTCACTTCCTGTACCTTTTCCCTCTCCATCCACCGTCTGCTCCTACCGGAAACCCTTTGGCCCAATCTGGAAGGACGGTCAGTTGGTTTTCAAAATCTTCGATGCTGCCTTTGCCAGGGGGCACCTCCGCGAGGATCTCATCGTGGACTGTGAGGATCGGACTATATATCCCTGCTTCCTCTAGCCGAAGCAAAGCCGCAGCCATGATGTCTCGACTAATCCCCTGCACGACGTTCTCGGTCAGCTTACCGCCGTACGTAGACTGCCTTGAAAACTTTCGAGTCTGTGAGTTGACCCCCATGAAGGTCAACTGTCTCTTCGTTTTCAAACCTTCAGCGTCACACTTCGCCACAGACCAACCTTCCTCGATGGACCGCTGGTGTATGCCCTCCATCTCGTCGTCTTGCCACTTCGACACAATCCGCTCAACACGAGGCTCGAAGTAAGACAGGCATCGGCCTGATGGAAGTTGAATCTGGAAAAAGCCTTCTGACAGGTACATGTCGAGCTTGCCGAACTTCATGCGGCGCTGGCTCTGCACAGTCTCAATTGCGTACTTCTCTAAGTCATACCAGAAAGAGCGAACCGGGTGGTGAGCATGTCGGTAGGTCTTCACGACTCTCTTTGCCATGTCGTCTTCCATGTCAATGCCATATTTAGCACAAGTGTCTCGGAACTTCTCCCAGCCCATCTGGTATCCGAGTCCGAGGATTGCTTGCTTACCAACTTGCCGTTGGCTTTTAGTAACTTCACCGTATGGCACTCCATAGATAAGCGTAGCCATGTCCTTGTAAATATCTTTCCCTTGCCCTAAGACCTGTAACGCCTCTTGGTCACCCGTGATCCAAAAGGTTCCTCGGGCTTCGATTGACGAGTAGTCCGAGCATATCAGGTCACAATCCGGGCCGGATACCATAGCCCCCCGAAGTGCTGACGCGAGGGCCTCCATAGTTGGGCCGTATAAGAACTCTATCTCATCGCGATCTCCGGTCAGGATAGTGTCGCACAGGATCTCTATAGGCCCTTCGGCTGTCCCTCTCGGAAAGTTCTGAGGTTGGATTAAACGCCCAGCCCATCGGCCGGTGTCAGCTCCATGATAAGCCAACAGCCCCCTAGCACGGCCATCAGAGTTGGTCACCTTCTTCATGGCCGGATACTTCTTGACTGACGATTTCGCCTGATCTAGGCGAATCTGTAGCGCCTGACGAGCGGTGTCATCCCAATTCGGATCCTTCACTGCGGCCTCGATAGTGGCCTTCTGTGTGTCCTGAATCTTTGGGCCTCCCCGACCATTGATCCAGTTGAGAAATGCGTCCCGCTGGTTGCACGTACGTACCGCTCCTTCGGTTAACGTATATAGGCTAGCGTTTGACTCTTCGGAGCAGATATCCGCCAGCTCAATTGCCTTATCAACTAGGGGTAAATCTATCTGCACGCCCCGGGCATTCATACGCTGGTCAAGTTGCCACAGGGACAACTCGTCACCCTGCAACCCACCTAGTCGGGCGGATAGGGCGTGCTCCGTTCGTACGTCCTGCTGGCAGTA